AAACTAGCTATTGATTCAGCAATTAATTTAATAGCTAATGCTTTATCTAGATCAAAGTTTCGAACCTACGAAAAAGGAAAAGAAGTACGAGGTAATAATTACTATTTATTTAATGTGAAACCGAATTTGAACCAAAACGCAACAGCTTTTTATCATGAGTTAGTTTCTAATCTTATTTATGATAATGAAGCTTTAGTCGTTATGATGGGTGATGAAATTTATATTGCTGATGACTGGTCAAAAACAGACTTCGCTTTTAAAGATAATCTTTATTCTAACGTAGTCGTATCGAACTTTAAATTAGATAAGGTTTTTAACGAACAAGAGGTCTTTTATTTTAAGCTCAATAACGACCATATTATTCAGGTGATTGATAGTTTATATACGGACTATGGTAAATTACTCAGTGCATCAATGGGTGCATACAAGCGTGGTAATGCCATGAAAGCATTAGTTGAAATCGATAGTTCTGTTTCCCTCACAGACGATGACCAGGAAGCTCGTGAGGATTTATTTAATGTCCAATTCAAAAAGTTCTTCACGGCTGAAGGAGGGGCAGTTTTACCAATATCCAAAGGACTTAACTATAAAGAAGTCAAAAGTTCAAGTGGGACGAATACCACGAGTAGAGATATTCGGGCTGTGGTGGATGACATATTTGACTTTGTAGCAACGGCACTACATATACCAAAGGGTTTACTAAAAGGTGACTTAGCAGACGTGGAAGGACAGGTTGATTCATTTTTAATGTTCGGAGTTAATCCAATTGCGGAGCTTTTAAATGATGGAATCAATTGCAAGATGTACACTAAACAGGATTATTTGGAAAGAACATATCTTCGTGTTGATACCATGATGATAAAATATGTGGATCCTACTAAGCTTGCTGTAGCCTTGGACAAGCTTTTATCTAGCGGTACAACCAACGCTGATGAAAACAGGGACTTAATGGGATTTGAACCTCTCAATGAAAAGTGGTCTCAAGAATACTACATTACAAAAAACTATCAACGAGCTGAGGATTTCCTAAGTAATTCTGCAACGAAGGGGGGTGATGGAGGATGAGAAGGTTTAAGAACGACGAGTACAATAATTTATCGAATGTCGAACACCAATTTAAAGCTGAAGCAAGCGACGATGCAGCAACTTTAACTATCTATGGTGATATTGGCGAATCATGGTGGGTGGAATCTACTTCTGCAAAAGATGTTGAGGACTTTTTGAAAACTTTCACAGGAGATACTCTTACTGTGCATCTAAATAGTCCAGGTGGCGACGTGTTTGATGGCATTGCAATTTACAATCAACTTAAAAATCATTCAGCTAAAGTGATTGTTCTTGTTGATGGACTGGCGGCTAGTGCAGCTTCATTAATTGCAATGGCAGCTGATGAACTTATCATGAATATAGGATCCATGTTAATGATTCATGAAGCTTCTACTATTACATGGGGAACAAAAGCGGAAATCCAAAAGACTTTGAATGCATTAGAAGGTATAGATAAATCGATTGCTGACATTTATATGACACGTTTCCAAGGAGATCGCTCCGAAATAGAGACTATGATTACAAATGAAACTTGGTTTACTTCCAGTGAGGCAGTTGATATCGGGCTTGCTGACCGTGTGAATGAAATAGTTGTGGAGGAAGAACCAATTATTGCTGAGGCATTCAAAGAAAAAGTGCTTGCTAGATTACGTAAAAATGAACCAATAGCAGCTAGTAATAAAAATATACTTGAAAGATTCAGGAGGAATGGTCAATGACAATTAAAAATTTAGACAAGCCAATTGTCCAAAACAAAGAGGATCAAATTAATACTATGCAAGCAGCATTTGAAAATGGGGACTCAAAGGCAGTAGCAGAAAGCATCGTAAACAATTTTGAAAGCAACCTGCTTCATTTTCAAACTTTGATGAATGATACCATGAAAGACGCACGAAAAGCACAAGAGGAAAATTGGGATGCACAGGTATTAGCCTCTCGCGGTGTACGTATTCTAACAACAGAAGAAAAGAAATTTTATAATACGGCAATCGAAGCCCAGTCTTTTGATGAAGTAAGTAAACTAATGCCTCCAACTGTATTTGAACGTGTATTTGAGGATTTACAAAAGGATCATCCACTCTTATCGCTAGTTAATTTTCAACAGACTGGAGCTACAACAGCTTGGGTATTAAGGAAGCCTGGTGCATCTGCTGCTTTCTGGGGAGACGTGACAGCAGCTATTCAAAATATGCTTGATGAAGGATTCCATACTGTTGAACAGGGAATGTTCAAGTTAAGCGGATTCCTAGTTGTTTCAAAAGCTATGTTCGAACTTGGGCCACAATGGTTAGATCGTTACGTTCGTACATTTATGCAAGAGGTCGTATCTGAAGAATTAGAAAAAGCTATCATCAATGGTGATGGTAATAAAAAGCCTATCGGTATGCTTCGCGATTTAGAAGGTGCTGTAGTAGGTGGCGCATATCCAGCGAAAGCAAAGGTTGTTTTATCTGATCTAAAACCAGCAACTATTGGTACGAAAATTCTTGCTCCTACTACAAAAGGTGGAACCAGACGGTATACTGGGGTAACTCTGATTGTTAACCCACTTGATTATGCAACAAAATTCTTCCCAGTAGGTGCAAAACAACGTGATGACGGGACTTGGAGTTATGACAACTTTGCAGTTCCTGGGTTAACGATTGTCCAATCTCCTGCAATGCCATTAGATACTGCAGTTTCTGGTATGCCAAAAGATTACTTTATGGGAGTAGCTGCTAACCAAACACTTGAAACAACCGATGTGCTTCGAATGATTGAGGACCAACGATTGTACTTAATTCGGCAGTTGGCAAATGGACGTCCATTAGATCCTGATTCATTTACCGTGTTTGATATTACCGGATTAGTTCCAGCACCATAAGGAGGGGAAATTAATGGCAAAGGTGATAAGGCAATTTCGAGAAACCTTCCATGATAACCATATATATAACGAAGGAGACACTTATCCAGCAAAAGGTTTTGATGCTAATTGGAACGTGTCTCTTTTTTATCCAATGTCCATCCAACTTACGGTGTCGCCTTTTTGGAAGAAGAGCCAAAACTTGAGAAAACAAAACCGAAAAAGAAAGAAAAGTAGGTGATGTCCATGCTTGATGAATTAAAAAGCAAGCTGAGAATCACCTGGTTAGAGGAAGACACCGATTTACAAAAATTAATCGACTCTAGCAAGGCGTACCTGGAAGAAATAACGGGTACGCCTTTAAAGCTAGAAACGGATTTAGTCGTAAAAGAATTGGTGCTTGAGCGGTGCCGGTATGTATACAATAACGCTGCAGACGAATTTCTGAAAAACTTTGCCGATGATTTATTGCGCTTGCGGTTAAAAGTAGCTACACGGGTAAGGAGAGAACCACATGCAGACTTATAAAGAAGTATTTAATGATGGTCTGCTGAAATACGGACATAAAGTCACGCAAAGGTCAGAAACTGGAAAACGCATAGGAGATGTGTTTAATGCCGAAGGTCAATTATATTATCGGGAACTATCTTATCGAGAAAGTGACTATAAGTTGGCTAATACAATGGGGACATCTCTTGATTTAAAAGTGAAAACACTGTACCCACCGTCTTTTCGCAGGATTAATAAAAATAAACTAATCGTATCCATCAACGGAATGGAATATGAAGTAATAAAAGTTGATCATGATCAATCTAAATTGTATCTATATTTTTATTTAGCAAAGGTTGGTGGGCATGGTGAATGAACGTTCTAAGGTTAAAATGCTAGAACAAAAGAAAGCAATTGTAGAAGGCTTAAAGACTCATTTCCCTGCCATTTTATTTTTCGAGGATGAAATTGCCGAGGATGAGGAGCAGGAGTTTATTAATGACAAAAGATATCACGCCAATGTCTTACAAATGGGTGATTTCTTACCATCTTCAAGTTCTGGAAAACTAACACAATTATTTTCAATAGATTACTATTCTGAAGAACGTGACGATGTTGACGAAACTCTGCTTGATATCATCAGCACTGTAAGCAAAGTCCCTACTGTTGACTTTATCAAGACAACTAAAATAAGAATGCGCGCTGGGGAAACAGACCGATATGTCGATGTAACAACTCTTAGTTTTAGGAGGTCAATCAAGTATGAGTGTGGATTATAAGATTGATTATTCAGAGTTTGAGCGTTTATCAGAAAGCATCAAAATGCTAGGTGATAAGTCGGAAAAGACAATGAATAACTCTCTTGAAAAAAACGCTGAGAAAATTATCGTCCCTAAAATTACGAATCTTATTCCCGTATCTAGTTGGAAAAACAGTCGATTGGCAAACAAAGTACACGCAAAACAAACAAAGTGGCATAAGGTTGAAAAAGGGAACTTGGAAGTTACGATCAAGTCAAAAGGTGGCGCGGCAAATAAACGCGGGTCATTCGGATATCTTGTATTCCCAAACGAAGGACGAGGAAGCTCGAATCCTGTGGAACAGCAATTTATGGAAAAAGGGCTTGAACAAGGGACGCCAGAGCTTGTTGATCATATTCAAGATGATTTATTAAAGGTGTTAGAGGAGGAATTATAGATGGTTCAAACAGTAATTACGGAATTTGATGCAGTATCCTTAAAAAACGCTTCAGTGCAGTTTATTGAAAATGGCGCACAACAGCCAGGTACATCTTTTGGTTGCACGGGATCACTTGAAGGTGAAACCGAATCTATCACGATTGAAAAGAAATGCGCTGGCGTTGTTAAAAAATCAGTCACCAAACCACAAAAAATGAAATTAAAATATGTTGGGCATTTTCCAGTTAAGGTATTACGGGATCTTTACGGATTAACCAATAAAAATTTAAAGCCTGGTATTTATGCCTATGGTCAAAATTCAATAGGTAAAAACTTTGTTCTAACTGCTGATGTCATTGATGAATTTGAGGACGTGA